ATTGCAGCGGCGACTTCTGGCGGCACTGGTTGTTCGCCAGTATTGCCTATGCTGTTAAAACTTTTAACTATCGCCCTGTCATATTCATCTCGCGTCATGTCTCCCTCGTCAGGGGCCACATATTCTGGTGACATAATATTACCGCCTGTTAAGCCTCTACCCATCGCACCAAGAACGCCACCGCCTTGCATGAACCTAGCAATTCTACTGGTCGAGATGTCTCGCCCATCTGACCCCAACGCCGCTTCAGTCGCTATTGACCCCCGTGGTAGTGCGCCGAAAGAATTGCTTATGCCACTGATAAAATTATTACGATTATCATATGCATCACCAATAGGGCCAGAAATATTGCGCGCTTTATTGGATATAGAATGTTGTTCTCCTGAGAGATACTCGGCTTCAGAAATGTAATTATCTTTGTTTTGATCTAAAGCACCTACGCCTGCGCCACTAAATCGTGCGCCAGATCGACCCGGCCCACCGCCGTCAAACATATCTGCAAAACTAATGTATCCATCATTTTCGCTACCGCCATCTTCGCTTGAACCGTCAAAACACATCTCTAAAACTCCATTCGATATCTGGCGTCAATTCTTGGTTCGCCAGTGCTGCTGTCAGAGTAGCTAATGCGACCACCATCGCCAAAATTCATGCCAATCGACCCAGAATATACTGGCTCCATTCCGCTTGTTTTTTGCCTGTTGATTTCAAAATCAAACGCGCCCATCTTGGCCGCTGCGCCTAACTTTGAAAATGTGCTAGAACTTCCCTGCGTAAAAGTGGCAAAGGGAAACGTATAGGTTTTGTCCTGCATGGTTCTGCTGCCCATGACGTTTCCGCTTAAATCTACTGGCCCCAATGTGGTCGATCCATCCAGACCAAGACGCACGGTTCTGGCCTTGTTCTCAACGTCAGCCATGCCGTCTCTGTATTTTGTTTCTTCGGTAGTGTAGCCCATTGAGGGCGTGACACTGCCCATTCTGCCATTAAATGTTTTGTATAAATCCAATTCTGAGCGCGATTGATTTGGTGTGCCTTCAAAACGAAAGCCGCCAGAAACAGGCAAGTCAAAATCAAATTTATCTTTTAAATCTAAATCTGCAAACGCGCCCTGTTTCTCAGCCATCACGCCATTCCCTGCTTTTGAGGTGGCCCCTGCATGGGGGGCTGCTGTACTGGAACCTGTGCGGCGTCCGATATCGCCGTCAAGGCACCCATATCACCAGCGCCCATGCGCTGTCGAATCTCAGCTACTTTATTCATTAAATATTTATTCATGTCTATGGGCTGCTGACCCCCACCTTGGGAGGAGGGCGGGGGCCGCGCACCCTGCGCTTGCTCTTTCGGCAAACCGCCGAAGGCGGCAGGATTAATGGGGGGCAAATTATATCGTGGGGGGTACATTCTTCATTGCCTCCATTTCTAGTTTTGCTGCGTTCTTCTCCCGCTCAAGCTGCAATTCGGCCTCCAGCTTTGTAACTTTGGCCTGCAAGTCGGCCTGCGCCTTTGCCATTTCGATCTGCATATCTTGCTTGGCCTCTGCCTGCTTGATCTGAATATTCGATTGAGCCTTGGCCTGATCGGCAGCAATTTGCGCCTGCGTTCTAGCCGTAAGGGCTTCGGTCTCCAACTTTGCCAATTGCTGCGCGTATTCCAGCGGATTGCCCTGACCTTGACCCTGCTGACCAACGCCCCTGATGGCTTCGATCTGCTTCATCTGAGGTGCGGCCCTGACCACTTCTGCGGCCCGTTGGCTAATTAGGCGATCTTGCTCTGGATCAACGTCCTCAAACTTAAAGTTGGGGTCTTTAAAGTCGGGCAGTGGCGGCAGTGGCATTGCCACACTGGCCTGCATTCTCAGGCGGTACAGCAGCGCGATATGCTCTGCAATGTGTGCAATTAAGATCGGCTGCATAGTTTTAGCGCCGGGGTTGCCAGCCAAAGATGGGTCTTGCAGAAACTGCATATGCACCGCGATGTGCGCCTCATGGTCTTGTTCAATGAAGGCGCGGATTGGCTTGCCATACATCACGCTCATATTTTCATCGATGCAGTCCATCTGTACCGCTTCTTCTGGTTTTTTCAGTATTTCATCGATGTTCTGAATGCGGATCGCCTCGTACATCCGCTTGTACGCCTCGTACATATCATGCAGTTGCGGTGCGGCCTGCGCCATTTGCAGAACGGCCTGTGCCTGTGCGATACGCTGGGCGGTGCTAAAGATATTGGGGTCGGACACAGGCACGATGTCAATGCGGTCATCAAAGTCGGCGGCATAGATCGTTTCGGCTGCTCCAGCGCGGGAGAACGTAAACTCTTCTGGCAGATTTTCTGCGTTTAGAGCCGCCAGCATTTTAAATTCTTGGCCCTGCGAGTAGTGCAGGCGCTTGTGAATTGCGCTGAACGCCTTCGATCCCTGCTCAATTAAGGCAACCGTCGATCCCACTGGGGCGTTTGGATTTACGTCACCGACATTGAGATCGGCTGTGGACGCAAAGCGTTGGCCTGCATCAACCATAAAGCCCAACAGATTAAACAGCGACCCTGACGGCTCTTTAAACGGCAGTGGCATTATGGCTTTGTTAACGTCATCGACGGTGCTGTCGAGATCGACAAATTCACCGGGGTTAACTTGCACATCGCCGCCAGTAACACGGCCACGCAGCTTAAACCCACCTTGCATATTGCTGAATGCGGCACTGTCGAGCAGGGCGCGAAGTGATCCTGTCGCCGCTTTGCCCAGCCCACCGATCATGTGATAGAGGCCAAAGCCGTAAAATCCCAAACCCGGCAAGAACTTGTAGCTCACAAACCAGTCGCGGCGTTTCTTTAGCTCATCGTCTTCGCGCCAATTGCGCCTGACCGACACGATCTTTTGATTGTCGTAATCAATGGTAATGACATAGGGCAGGGCGACAGCATTATCGTCCTCATCCTCTTCATCCATTTCTTCGCCGTCAATGCCGTCGAACAAATCATAGACGTGCATTTCCAGCAGTGTGATTATGTCATCGTTACTATCGTCGTATTCATCGACGCCCTCGATTTCTCCAATAACGCTGTCGGCTGGATCGACATCATCGCTGCCTGCATCGCTTGTCTGGAGGTAATAGCCGTTTTGAACATAGCGATTGTAGTCGTTCTTTGGCATTCTAATGACGTGGGTATAGCGTGGGGATGTGTAGAGGTCTTTGCTCTCTGGTGCCACGCAGAAGTCTTCTGCCTTGACGAACTGGCTGCATTGCCTGTCGAGGTTTACGTCCCACCAAACCTTTTTGAACGTCTGGCCGACGAGCGGTAAGTGAAACAGCATTTGATCCAGATCGGGAAAGTATTCGGGCATTTCCTCTGTGATCTGATAATTCATAAATTCTCTGACCCTGCGGCCCTGCTCTTCGATTTCCTCGTCTGGCTGACCAATGATGACCGACTTGATTGGGCCACCTGACGGGTAAAGCTCTGCAATGGCCTTGGCATTGAATTGCGTTGCCGCTTCAGCGATCAGGGGATGAACAACGATGGACAGGCCACGGGTGGCCCTCTCGTCTTCGCCCTCGTCCAGCCCCCCGTCTGGGTCTAAGGTTTTGAGGCCAGCTTTGTAGCGTGTTTTCCACTCGTCCCGTGCGGCTTCATCGTTTTCGTAAAAGCTGACAAGCTCCGCGCCCTTGGCCGATAACTCGCGTGCGTCAATCTCTTCTGCGAGGTTGGCGTCGAAGCCGCTGTCGCTTTCTTCGATATCGTCAAGCTCTGGGTCACCGATTAGCACGTCACCGTCTGGGAGGGTCTCGACCATCAGGTCATCTGCGGGTGCGCCTTCAGCAAACGGGATTACATTTGGATCAGCCATATAGAGTTATCCTTTGCGGTTCTTGATAATCGTCCTCGTCGGGGTCTTCTGTGTGACCAAGGAACCAGCCCTTACGCAGTCTTAGCCATGCTTGGGTGCAAGTGTCAACGATATCATCATTTGGGTGAGCGGGGAAGGCGGCACATATTGAGATCAAATCTTCGGCCCATTTGCGCTTGGGATAGAATATTCTGCCGTCTTCCAGCAGGGCAGATGCGGCGTGTGCGCGAGCTTCTTTATCGCGGTCTGGTGAATATGCCAACACTGGCACCCCTGCCATTCTGAGGTCTTGCAGGAGGCTCTGACCTGACGCCTTTTTTTCGATCAGCACTGCGTCTGGCTCCCAGTCATCGTATGCCTCCTGCGCCAGCTTGCGTAGCTCTGGGTAGTTAACTTTATCGTACCATGCCTCTAGCACGATGGCGCAGTCG